TCCTGGTTTACCAAACCTGCCTAAACCACAGCAGGGATGGAAGGACGCCTTTCTTCGTCCATTTTAGACGCTTCAACGAGGATTGCCCCGAAAGGTCTTACGCCCTCTCCACGTCCGTTTTTTACTTGCTCCGTGAACCCACTCCGGCGCAAGATGTTTAACGCTTGCCTTTCAATATTCAAGGCAGCGTTCAAATCTCGATTCAACACCGCTCCACATTCACAAGTCCATTCTCTGTCAGCCAAAGTCAAGTTACCATTGATGCAACCGCAAAAGTGACAGAGCTTGCTAGAGGGAAAGAAACGATCAATCTTCACCACCACCCCGCCGTACCACGCACTCTTGTAGGATAGCTGCCTCTGGATTTCACCAAACCCCGCATCCGCGATTGATAGAGCCAGGCGGTGGTTCCTGAGCATCCCGGCGACATTCAAATCCTCAACGCCAATGATCTGGTACGTACTGGCAATATCGGTCGTCATCTTGTGTTGGCAGTCCAGCCGACGATTGGCAATGCGCCGGTGAAATCTTGCCAACTTTGCTTTCGTACAATTCCAACGACCGCTTCCTTCTTGTCGGCGGGACAATTCACGATTCAATCGCTTCAGCTTTCTAAGTTCCAATCTCAAGAGCTTTTGGTTTTCAAACTCTCGACCATTACTTAGTACGGCTAACGCCTTGATTCCTAAATCAACCCCAACCGACTCTTGCGGGTGCTTGTGTTCTGGTGGCTCGACCTCTACATTGACAGCAACATACCAATGTCCCGCGTCCTCTGAAATCGTAACGGACTTAACCCCACCATCAAACCTCAGCATCTCAGCCATATTGATTGGCTCATCTAATTTTTCCAACTTGAGCCAATGTCCATCTATTTTGACGCGACTACCGTCCATCCTAAAGGACTTTTTGGAATGCCGCTTAGATTTGAAACGGGGATAGCCTTTCTTAGTGTCGCCATTTTTACACCGACGAAAGAAGTTGCTAAATGCTGTGTCAAGGTTGCGAAAGCCGGTGTCTACGGCACACTTTGAGATTTCCATAGACCAGGGGAATTGCTCACGCCTGATAGCATTGAATTGCTTTTTCAGGACGTAGGCCGATGGTTTCTCGCCAGCTTCGTATTGACGTTGCCATTCTGCCAGACCCCAGTTGTAAGTGAACCGTGCCGTGCCACTCGCTTGAAGCAACCACTGCTCCTGTTCTGGTGTTGGGTTCAATCGAATCTTATGCGCTTTCTGCATCAGAGTTGTCCTTGCGCTTTCGTCCGCCTCTCGCGCCATAGATTCTTGAACTGAAACTTACAATGATAGTTAGAATATCCTCGACCAGTTCTTCGTGTTCGCTCTTTCCTTCTACTTGTTCGAGAACTTCCACGGTGCAACCCACACCCCTGAAAAATCGCTCGATAGTTCGGAAGCCAAAGCGGGTAAGTCTATCTCGATGTTCAACCACAACCTTTTTGACTTCGCCCTTGCAAGCCGCGTCTATGACCTTGAAAAACTGACGGCGGTTGTCATTCAATCCCGAAGCAATTTCGGAGCAATCAAGAACGATACGATAACCACGTTCACCACAAGCCTCAATCAGCCGCTCGTGTTGGCGAGTAAGATTTTCGGCTTGCTTTTGCGTTGACACGCGGGCATACAGGGCTACATCCTTCTCAGTTACGGTCACGCCGTCTGATACAGACAACAAGGCTTCAACCTCTGCACTATCATATCTGCGATGTCCGCCAATGGTACGATGGTCAGTTAGCTTTCCATCCTTGAGCCACCGATGTAATGTGGTCTTGGAGAGCCGATATTTCTGTGTCACTTCCGATTGCCTCAACAGCATCCGTCATTACCTCGTTTAACCAGGTCTCGTATTCTTGCTTGTCCGGCAAGGTCTTGAATGGCGGGTCAACCTCGATGCGTTCACCGTTGACCACTACGAAATCCTCACCAATCTCATCTATAATATACATCTTTTCCATATCCTTGTCAAGCGATTTGTTCAGGTTTGGGGAAGAAAAGTCAGTTATTTGGTAACTGTTCTATACCTTCTTTCCCTGCACCCATTGCCACGCCCACCTAGCCCATCCATCGCGATAGCCTACTGCTTGGGCTAACGCGCCAAGAGTTTGTAGCCCTTTATCGCCGTCAACAGCCAAGGCGAATGCTCTTCCAAGAAGCATGCGGGTTCTCGTCTTCGCATCAGCCCTAAGCGCCGCCGCCACGAACGCCGCCGTACTGTCCGCGTGCTCCGCGTCAATCCCCGCCGCGATAAGCTCGCCAGCGATGACCTTGATGTCCTTGGCCTGCATGGGCGACGCATCCTTGAACTCGAATCCGCACGCCGGGCACGTCTTGGGCTTGCCTGGCCATATGCCATAACATCGAGGACACGATGTCGTCGTCGGCACTGGCTGGCCCTTGAGCTGTCTTTTTTGCGAGTCTAGCGACCATACGCGGTCTGCCAGAACGTGGCCGTGCAGATGATAGTTGCCCGCATGGTCAAGGATGATCGCCCGCGGCTTCGGCCCGGCCAGTTGCGCATTGCGGCGGCCTTCAATGGTGGATAGGTCGAAGCCATCCGCGTAGATCGGCCTGAGAGCGCGGCCCACGATCTGCAAGTAAAGCGCAAGCGACATGGTGCGGCGTAGCATGATGACGCCCGCCACGGCCGGGATGTCTACGCCCTCACCTATCAAGCTATCGAAGGTGACGACCTGGACGGACCCGTCGCCCAGCCCTGCCAGCGCGCTGTCGCGGTCACTGTCGTTCATATCGCCCCACACGGCGCGGGCGCTATATCCAGCCTTAATGAAAATATCTGCCATAGTTTTGGCATGGTTGACCGATACGCACGATACGATGACCGGCTGGCCGTCAAGATACTTGCGATAATGCGCGATCACGTCCCCAACAATGCGGCGGCCTTTTTCGGTCTTGATGTCGTAGGTGCCTTCCTGCTCTTTTTGGTCAAAGTCGCCGCGGGTGATGTGATACTTTGCGTCGATCTCATGCGGCGGCCGGTATAGCACCGGCACGGAAAGCCATCCATCGGCGACAAGCTGCGCGATGGACGGGCCGACGTGCATGGAGTCGAATATCGCGCGAAGGCCCTGACCGTCCAGGCGTTGCGGCGTGGCGGTGAATCCGATACACGGGACCGTTGACCAATATTTGATGATGCGTCCCCAGGAATTTCCCTCGACCGCGTGGTGGCACTCGTCTACGATGATGAGGTCCGGGCGCGGCACGCGGTCAAGGCGCTTCACTATCGTCCCGACCATGGCGACCTGCACAAGGTCGCTTGTCATCGGCCGGCCGCTGGCGATCTGGCCGCAAGATAGGCCGAGGCGGTGCATGGCCTTTAATGTCTGCGCCAATATCTCGCGGCGGTGGACGAGGACAAGCACCCGCAGGCGGCGGCCCTTGCAGTAGTTGGCGATCGCGCAGAACATGGCGGTCTTGCCTGAGCCGGTCGGGGCCACGACTACCGGCCGCGTAGTTTCAGGGCGCTCTATCTTGCCTTCCAGGTAGTGCAGGATGGCAACGATGAGCGGGTTGTTAAGGATGGTGCGCTGATAGTCGCGTAATACTAACACGTCAACGGCTCCTTTTGTCTATCATTGTACACCATAGTACACCATTCGTCAAGTAATTTCGTGCCTCAACGTCTCTCCTTTCGGATAAGGCAATGTAGGCCATTTGCTTGACTTCTCAGCTTTTTTCCCGGTAGCTATCCAATATCTGTGCTTTGCCGATCTTGGTTGACGTTTTGAAGCATCTCCGCAATGATGCCGAGCATGGCCTGATTCGCTGAAAATATCCGTTCTCGCCTTCGATTGACCGGCGTAGTTCCAGTTCGTCGCCTGATAGACGTATCCGACATGCCCTACTCCCTGGTCGGCATAACTCACAATAAGCATATTTTTCGGCAAATTCCGAAGCGCATAACCGATGAGTCTTGACGCGGCATTTTTGTCGCTTGACTTAATCGCCAATCGGTTTAACTCTATAACAGGTACGCCTTCAGGCCCTCGTATCGATACGGCTACCCACGGGCTCGCCGGCTGTCCGAATGTGATAGCCCCGATTATTTCGTTTGACTCTCCAAGCATTGCGTACGCGTACTGAGTCGGAGCCGTCTTCCTGCTATAATGATTGGAGATTATGAACCTTTTTACTGTTTTTAGATCGCACGATATTATTCTCATTTTGAGGCCTTGACCTCCGTTATCTCAATCTCCCCACCCTTCCCCTCCCGCACGACCATGGCAAGCCCGCCAGCGTCGGCGCC